CGCACAGCCAAATCCATCTAGTGATGAGTTAGACCACGTGGCACAAAAATGTGCAGATGCGAGGTTCTTACAAGACTACCTGTTTGTGGCAATCCACTCCGATGACTCGTGCATGGCAGGGAATGTACGTGGAAGAGCAATCATGAGTAATAATGATGTGTCATCAAATGATGCTGGGCAGGATGCCGCAGTATTCTTTGGTATGTCGTTGTTACAGTCTAACTTTAGTCCGGAGCTTGCTTTAGGCTTGCTCAAGTTAGCATGTTTGCCAATTGATATTGCTAGTCCTACTTCAGAAGCTTTTCTGAGGTTGTTGTTCAATTCACCGTATGAACCATCAGGACATAGCAATACTTCGGTTTGGAACCATCTTGGTTCTATTTTGCTCTCACTTAGCGCAGTTTATTATATGGTTCATACTGATAAACCATATGCAGAGTGTGTTAAGTTGGGAGCAGAACAAGTGGGTCATGTTGTTACATGTGACGAGGTAGACTGTGTAGAGAAAATTCAATTCTTAAAATTTTCTCCGGTCCTTTGTGACGGTAAATATGTTATGAGTGCTAATTTAGGACGTATCTTCAGGAAACTGGAATGCGTTGATGGCGACATGACACATGACCAACTAGGCGTTGACGTGTTGGAGTTCCGATCAATGACACCAGAGGAGCGAATGAATCGCTTCTGGTCAGGTGTTATAACTGGGCTTAAACACGAACCTTCAAACCGCATTCTTGATGCGTTGCGTAAGCGTTTTTCATCCAGTAACTTTGTTGTTACTGAGTCTGCACTCTCATTTTTACAGGATGAGAATAAAGATTCCTATTATATGCATAATAGGACGGCAAAAACCGGTGACTGCACTGCAAGTGTCATGAGAAGGTATGATTTGACTGAAGAAGATGTTGATGAGTTAGTAGCCATCATTTCCGATTTACATGTAGGTCAACGTTGGAGATTGAGTTCTGTAGCTCAATTTTATAAATTAGATTATGGTGTCGGGATGATAGCTGATGATGTTCTTCCTGTGCAAGTTGGCACAGTTGAGTATGGACGTCAACAGAATGCTGTCAATAGACAGGTGCTGTTAGCACCAGTTGATCCTGTTCCTCGAGTATTCGAAGTTACACATCTCATCGGGCCTGTGGTGCCTAGAATGAATCCAGTGTATCATGATATCGAGCCCATATTAAGAGAACCGCTAAGAGAAGTTCACCCACCCGTCAGACGTGACATTCAGCAG